GATGTCAAAGTCACTTCGTTGTTGACCAGTCCTGCGGTGTAGGTGCGCGAATTGGTGCCGAACGCGGTGTCTTCCAAAGCCTCAACCAAATAGGTCAAAGTTGCTGCGCTGCACATGTCGGTCAGATCAACGGCGTTAATCGTGAGGACTGGGTTTGAGAGATATGTTGCTGATGCCATGATTGCTCCTTAAGTTCTGTTCTGATAGTAGATGATTGCTGTTACTTAGTTGTGGATTATGCGGTCTGGGCTTGGATAGCGCATTCAAGGTCGTAGCACGGATACAACGCGCCACCAATCTCAAGGCTTGACGGACGGCCACTCATGACGATAATTGACGAGCCAAGCACGCTTGCGACGATGCCAAGGATTGATCGGAGTACCGGCAGACCTGCAGGTCCAGAGCCAATGACCTTGATCGGGAACTCAAGGCGAACGATGTTGCCGTTTCCAGCAAACGTGGTAAAACTTGGAGCTTCTAAATAAACCGAATTAGGAACAAGACGTGTTGGGTCATTTATTACGCGGAGTCCAGACACAGCGGTCAGCGTTGCGGTGACGTCATCAATCGCTTCGTTAAACAGGTCGGTGTAGGCCATTAGGCAACCGCTGGACGTGGGATGCCAAGCAGCTGCTTGACGATCGGGGTCAGGCTTTGCTGTGGTGCCGAGCCCATGCCGTCAAACGTGGCGTACGTTGCCTCTATTGACCCTCTAGAGCGCCACAGAGCGGCGCAATACATCAAAGTGCCCAATGTTGCGTCACCGCCAGGAGAGGTCGTTAGAGAGTCGATATAGCCCGATTCCTGACGCCTGCGATATGCAAACTGATTGCCAGCCGACACGGATTGCGTGAGCAACGTGTAATCGTCCGATGGGTTTGTAATGGTTATGCCCAAAAATGACATGACCTGCGCGGCGGTTACCCATGTGCAAACAGGGTCATACGAAACGGTGCCAGACGCGGCGACACGCTCAACATTGTCGGCGGTCTTGGCGTAAAGCACTTGATCGGCAATTGGCAATTGGTAGTCGTAAAGCAGATCGCCCTGCGTGTCAACGCCAATAAACAAATACTGTGGCAATGCGCGCACCGTGTAGGTGCCGTTAAACGTGGCGTCAACGCCTGCGACCGTGATTGACTGGCCGACTGCAATTTCGCTGGGGGTCAGGAGTTGCAGTACGGCGAAGTCATCAATTAGGTACTTGTTTGTAACTGTGTAAGTAGCCATGAGCGGATGCTCCGCTCTCGACTAAGCCCAAGTAAGTTTTTGTGCAAGCGTGGCTTTTGCCAAGAACGATGATGCGTAGCCGTAGTACGAGAATGTCCTTGACAAAGTGCCAGGGTTTTCAACTGACATAAGGCCACGGATTTGCTCGTAGTACTCGGCTGCTGGTGCATGGAACACGACCAAGGTTTTTGCTGCCACGTTGCTGTCAACGATGATCTGCAAGCCCAATGGGTTTGTCGTTGACCAGTTGGTTACGTTGCCTGCGCCAAGCGTGTTGTATCCGCCAAGACCCGGTGCTCCAACACTTGGGAATACTGGTCGGTCATCCTTGTCAACAAGACTGCCAATTTTTTTCCATGTGTCAACGCCGCAAACGAGATGAGTTGGGAACAAGTTTGAACCGCTTGAAATGGCTGCCGCTGCTTCGTAAATGTCACTAATGAAACCTGCTGTCGTTCCACCCCAAGTACCCAAGGTTGTGGCTGCGGTAACAAATGAGTCAACTGCAAAGTTGTCAGTAGCAATCATGTATTGACCCATGAGGTCTTGCAAAATTTGCTGCATTGCTGCTGGCGATGTGAAGTCAATGTCCTGCACAGAAAGCGTTACTTGTCCTGCAAAAGTTTTCTTTGCAACCGAGTTTGCTGCAATGACCATTGTGCGAGCTGCTGCTGCACCAAATTCAACTGCACCAGTCTGTTCTGCAACTTCGGTGTGCGTGGTGATCGTTGGACGAATAAAGGTTTTTGACGATCCGCCATCTGGATAAGCGCGTGCGCCGATCGCAGAGATGAATGGTCGAATGTAGTTGATGTCTTGGAATACTGGCCCAAGTACTGGGATTGGCAAAAGACCAGGTGTATCGGTTGTTGCAATGTCTCCTGCGGCGGCTTCAAGGACGCTGCGCTTTGACTTGTTTGCTTCAACAAATGATTCGTTTACCTTGCGGAACGTGTCGCCACCAATGTGGTAAGCGGCCAAGTATTCGCCTGCCGATGGCATGCGGAACTCGCGCTTTGCTTGTGCAAATACTGGTGCAGTAGGGATGGTTGCCTCGACTGCGGTTTCGGTTACTTCTGACATTTCTGGTTTCTCCTCTACTGGGGTTACTTCTTCATTTAACACTACTTCTTCGGGCTCTTGGTGGATACTCGCTGCAACTTTGGTGATGTTTGCGGCATCGCCAAATGCGCCAATCGGAACTAGGGATAATTCCATCCAGTCGGCTGACTCGATGATCATTGTGCCTTCTTCGTCATACGAGAACTTGGTCGGGTTTACGCCAACCGAGACTTGGTCAATGGTGCCGTCTAAGGCCATAACCAAAGCGTCATTGCCAAGGGTCGTTGCGCTGATCTTGGCGCTAAACATCATGCCTTCTTCGGTGTCCACGCGCTCGGTGACAACGCCAACTGGCTGGCTGGCATCGTGGTACATTAACAGGCGTGGTGCTTTGCCTTCGACTGGCATTGAGCCTGGCTTAAAGATCACAGCTGTGCCATCGCTGACTACTGCCGGCACGTTGTACGGAACAGCGGTTCCCGAGATCGTGCGCTTTGGTGCATCGCCAATTGCGGCGTCAACCGTAAAATCTCCTGCAATTAACTTGATCATTGTGCTAACTCCTCTTGTGTGTTTTCTCTTACGATTTCTTCACGGTCGTCCATTTGATCGGCCATAAAGTTTTCTTCTAGGTATTCTTTAGCGTCAAACTCCACGTATGTTCCGCGCGGTAGCACGTTGTCCATTGACAGCGCCCCAGCGATTGCATCTGCATACAGTTTTACACCGAACAAATAAAGATCGGCGCGCGCCTGTTGGCTTGATTGATACGAATAAGCGCCAGTTGCAACGCCTACCAAATACGGCGGAACATTTGCCAGACGTGACATTTCAAGCGCCTGATATTGAGATGCCTCAATCAAAAGCATTTTGTCTGGTGTGCTGTTTGTTTCTGTGTACGTTAGGTACTGATTTAAAGCAGCAGTTTGATTAGAGGCACGCGCGGCATTGAACTGGGCTGCGAGATCAGCCAAACTTTGTGCATCTAACGGCTCTGAGTTTTCGGTTTGGCGCAAGATGCCAGCAGGAATGCTTGACGATGCGTTGCGGTTACGCGCTGCTTCAAGCTTAAGCGCGGTTTCAATTGCGCCAGGCGCCGAGTAGATCATGCCTTGCGCTGGCGACAAGAATTGCACAAGGTTTACTGGGTCTAACATTCCGCCTTGGAAATACACTTCTTTAGATGGTGCAAACCAAACTGGGCCAGCCATGTCTTGTGTCGTAATTGAGCCGGCAGGAAGTCGAGTAAACGTTGCAGGGTAGCCGTCAGCGGTGCGCGATGTAATGTACCAAAACGCGCGCCCAAACATCATCAAATCATCAAGTGTCCACGACATAAGAAATTGGAATGACACGGTGGGGTCTGGTCGGCGCATCCATGAACGTGGCGCAATGTAGATGCGTTCCATTTCTTCGCCGTTCCAAAACTCGTTGTATGAGCGCAATGGCATTGAGCCAATAACAGACGCCATTAAATCTCGAGCGCGGTTGATCGTTGGAACGCTGATTGCGCGATTGCGCGCTTCGCCTTCTTGGTAGGTGTAGTACTGACCGATCATGTTTACGCCAGCAGCGTTAACGGTGTAACCGCCACCAACCGCAGCTGTCACGCTTGGCGTGATGCTTATTGCTGATTTTCGGGTTTTGTTAAAGATCGCCATGTTCCTACTTTGTCATATAAGTGGCAACCGCGCATGACTTATCCGATTCCGACAAAAGGCAAGGTGCGCGGTCGCCGCGTTTATCTTAGTTATTTACCGCGACAAGCATGGGTTTACCAGAGGTGACTGGACGGGCACACATGCCTATACCCCAGACCATTGTTCGCGCTAACTCAATCGGGCCAGGTGATCGCTTGCTTGAGAGCACGATCGTGTTGTCGGTGCGAACAGCAACAGCGCGCTGGACATGTTCGGCTAACAGTTTTTCTCCTGTGTGCAGTAAGCGTGCTTCGGCGATCATGTTTTTGGCGAGCGGTGTAAACCGTCCTAGTTCGGCGTAACCAACCACGACCCTGCGGCGCTCGATGTTCGGTGGGCATGTGGCGTCCACGGTCGGCGACAACGCAAACCTGATCGTGGGGTCTTTGGCAAGTTCTTGCACGTTTTCCCACAGCTCTGTAATTGACTCGGCAATAAATGCCACGGTGACAAGCACCCGACCGTCCGACAGGTTGACGCATCTGGTCGCGCTGTACCTAGAGTCGTCCAGCGAAGACTCGATCGCTACGACCCCACCGCTAGGCACCTCACCTGTATATTCCAAGGACGGCCAACGCCCAGGCTCAATCCAACCGCGCACGACCGACACCCAAAGGTTTAGGGATGCGCGCAAGAACGATGCCCGATCAGGGTTTGTTGATTCTTGCCTAATTGTGTCCATGTCCAACGTGTGACCAAGCGCAGGATTACCCCACGCCCATGACGATGGATGCAACGGGTCAAGGCTCGGGTCAGGCGACCATTCCGCCATATACATCGTTGACGGCTCACCCTTGTCAATGGCTCGAATGCCAGCCTCACGCCAACGCTGAAACAGCACCGATTCTTCCGTGCCAGCAGTACTAAAGAAACACGCCAACGGGTTTTTGCGTGCGCGCTGTGCCGGCAACAGACCGCCTTCCACGGAATCGGGGTTGACGTCAAACAACTCGTCAACGATCACAAGATCAATGCTCATACCGTGACCTTGGTTTGGCTTTAATGCTTTGACCCACCACTTGCTGCCGTCTGGCATTGTGGCCTGATAACGCCCGTACGACTTGACGATCTTGGCGCCGTAATACTCCTCAAGGATTGGCGACAGATCATCAAACAACAAGCACGCCAAATCCAATCTGTGCGCGCCCGAAACAATGGTTTGTTTTTGTCCACGTATCTTTGGCATCTCAACTAACCAGGCGAGAATTAGTGCCTGAATAATAGTTGTTTTACCATTTTGGCGCGCCACCGAACAGAGCGTTGAGCGATGAACAAAGTGATTGTTCTCATCTACTGCAAGCATTTTTTCAAGTACATGCTTTTGCCACGGCATAAGTGTTACGCCAAGAACCTTCTGGGCCATGTCCCCCACAAGTCCCCCGAATGAGCTGACGTAGTCCGGGCTGATCGTTTCCAGTCTCGGCCGATCATGGTTGGTTGGCGCCAGTTCAGGCTGATCTTGGCTGGTGGCGACAAAATGATGGATGGGGCTCGGGCTTC